CTTCATCATCCAGTTTTTCAAATAGTCTGATCGCATTTTTACATACAGTATCTGGAATCGAATAGTCGTAATACCTGATTAGATCATCAAGTTCCATAACCAAACTCCTTTTGTGCACACTCGTCGAGTGCTTGCATTACTTCTGGCGTGAAATACTTCTCAGGATTGGCAAGAATAACAGAAGGAAAAACGGAAGATTCCCCAACAACAACCCGATTTCCCTTACGCTCGAAGACTCCGTACTTCTCACCCAGTTCCAGTAAGCCGTAGTATTTGTCAAGACCTCGCTCGTCATAAAAAAGACGTGTTTCAACTTTACTATTCTCCTGTGTGAATCGTGACTTCTTCGCTTCGCATTTAATAATGTTACCTACGATTTCTTTTTTAGAGTCACGCTCCTTACTCTTGGTAAGGAAGATGATTGTAGATGCAGCATACTTAAGTCCACTGCCACCACCCATTTCTTTTGTAGGAACATACGCACCAACTACATCATATGTATGGTTAGTGACGATTAACGGAACGTTACAGCGTCCGAGTTCCAAAGTCAAAACACGGAAGATTGCTTTGACAACTTGAGCACGAGTCATATCACGTGTCTCTTTACCTTCAGCAGAATCCTGAACCTCTTTGGTAGTAGAAAGCATACCCAAAGAGTCAAGCACAAACATCATAGGTTTGCGATCTGCTTCTTTCTGTTCCTTATACTTCTTGAGCACGTTGAGTGCTTGTGTACGAAACTCCTGTACGGTTGTGACAGGAACAATAATCATACGATTAGAATCGATACCACGATCCTCAATCATTGCCTTAGAAATGGCGGACTCAGATTCAAAATAAATGACTCCAGCATCAGGATCAGTATCGAGGAAGTGACGAACGACACTAAGAGTAAAAAAAGTTTTTCCAGTGCTGCTCTCTCCTGCAAGAGCGGTGATCTTGTTTGAAGGAAGACCTCCATAAATCGAACCACTAACGAGGGCATTGAAAATATAAGAACCAGTGTCAATGAAGTTAGAAACATCACCTGCAGCAATGCCATCACTAACAATAGAGGCATACTCATTGCCAATATCTTTCACAACGTCGTTGAGGAAACTCATACAAAAAACTCCATAAGGGATGCGACACGTTCTGCTTGCCAATCGATAGTATCGAGAATGACCTGCAGTGGGTCAAGAAAACTTTTCTTGAATTGTAGATCGTAATCGATAGACTTGTCAAGTCCAAACTCTTTAGGCAATGTTTGGAAGAATGATACGACATTCTCATTGATCCTGTTTGGGGTGCGAAGATACAGGAACTTCACCTTCTCTCCCTCCTGAATCAGAGGATACTTGTGGGTGAGTTTGTTTTTCTTCACGTGGAAGTTATATAGTAGCGCACCCCGAACGTGAATAGGAGTGCCCTTGCTATACACACTAACTGGATTTGAGAATTTGCTGACACCGTTACACCCTCGTGGGAATGCAACATCCTCGGGTGGAAGTGACTCAAACTTCTTACGGAAGTCAGCGACGAAATCTTGAAGATCGGATTCCTCTTGGTTCATAATCACCTTGAGGGCATCCTTAATAGCAGTCCTGCAAGCAGCAGGTGTTGATGATTTGACTGCTTCAATACCCATAATCTTCAGTTTGGGTTCAGTGAAGCGGACACCTTCGATGTCCCAGGCATTCAGGATGTAGCGTTTCTTGGCAGTCCATATACCTTTGTTGGCAATGGTCTCCCGCTTCATAATCATCTTTTGATCATACGCTTGCACGTACGTCGCCAACTCCTGATATGAACGTTCAATAAAAGGTTCGAGTTTCTCTTGGCAGATCTTGTCAAGTAGTCCCACAAGTGCTGTTTTGTCGCCAGACTTATGACTAAGAAATTTATCAACAATAGGTCCAAGATGAATATAGATTGAGTCAGTGTCGGATGCAATGACATAATCTTCGTTCTCTGTTTGTAGCAGTTTATTTAGGTATTCATTCATACTGTTTTCAATCCAACGAATAGAAACCTGCCCTGAAAGGGTGATTGCTTCAGCGTTCGCTAGGTTGTAATACCTAAAGTATTGGTTGCCAATAGCACCATAGGCAGAGTTAAGTTGGATCTTTCTTGCCATCTGGATGTTGTTGAATGCACTGATAGCATCCTGCAATTTAGGATCACCAGTCTTTTCAAACTCTCTCTTGGCATCAAGCATCTTTCCTTTGAAGATCTTACGTTCATCGTAGATCTTCTGCATCATCTCTGGGAGAAATCCTTGAATGTCCTTTCGGAATTGTGCTCCGTTGGCACACACACAGTAATCTCCACTCCCGATTTGTACTTCTTGACGGAGCAATCCATCAACAGAGGCGGTGGGGTGACGCCTGTCGATGAGGGTTTCAGGCGAAATATTATACTGCATAATGAGGTGAGGATACAGAGAGTTAAGGTCAAACGAAACCACCCATTCATAAAGACCTGGTTTAGGTTCTTTGACATATGCTCCTGCATACTTGTCATTCTTGCTTGGCGCGTCTTGTTTTGGCGGGACACAGATCTTACGCTCCTTAAGATAGTTGTAGATAAGAGTGTCCCACATACGCACCTGTGAGTACACATCTTCAAAGTTCACCTTGGCATCGTATGCCATAGTGACAGCAAGTTCGAGAAGTTTCATTTTCTTCTCAAGACGATCTACCAGTTCAACGTCAACCACGTTGTATTCAACAAACTTCTGCCAATCATTTGTATAGAATGCCTTGAAGTTTTCAAACTCACTGTGGTCCAGTTTCTTCTGACCCAGTTCAACGTTGGCAATGTGATCCAGTCGATAGGATTCTTGATTGGTATAAGTAAACTTCTTGTACAGATCAAGATAGTCCAGGATGCTGACACCGACAATCTCGTATGCCAGATTCCTACGACCTTGGATATAGACCTCACGCATATTGACTTTGCCCCAAGGAGACAAACTCTTCATCCACTTCTCACCCATCACACGCTCAATACGGCGACAGATATATGGAATATCGTACAGGTTACAGTTCCAACCCGTAACAATATCAGGTGTGTTGTCCACCCACCATTTGTGGAAATCTGTAAGCATCTCCTGCTCCGTCCAGAAGCAGCGATACTCAGTATCGATCTTTGCCTCACGGGTTCCCCAAGTGATGAACTTGCCAGAGGACAGATCCTTGACAGTAATCAACAGCAGTTTCTCTGCTGCTGCTTCGGTATCGGGGAAACCGTTTTCGCATTCAACCTCAATGTCAATCGTGTAGATCTTCATCGTGCGAAGGTTGAACTTCATCCGCTCAGGATACTTCTCACTGATCCACTGGTATACGAATCGCTCGTAACCGTGAACCTCAAACCCATCCACGTCCTTGTACTTCGCGATAAACTCACGAGCACGACGGGCACCATCTTGTACCACAGGGGACATCTTCTGTCCGTCTACTGACCTCCAGTCGCCCTTCTGAGATGGCACAAACAAAGTTGGTTTGATAACCTCTCGGAATGAGATCTGTTGACCATTCTCATACCCACGGCAGAGAATGGTATCACCGAGCAACGTGACGTTAGTATAGATTGAACTCAAAGTGCCTTCTTGTAGTTGGTAATGGTCTCTTCAGACGGGTCTACTATAGTAAGAATCACGTCGGAAGTCAAGAAAATATCCCGTTGGTCAGTGTACTTTGGGTAGTTTGACATACCCTCGTCAGTAACCATTTTACATCCACTGATAAGGTACGAGGGTTCCTCGTCCAGTTCAGTGACTTCACCCATCAAGTGACTGTGATCCTTGAGGATTACTATTTTGAGTGGTACCATTTTGTGCCTCTGCTAGTTTTTCCCATTTGTTTTTAACCTCTGGATGTGGGTTATAGATTGTTGCTACGTTGTTTAGAACACATAGCGTTCTGTTGTGCTCGGACAATGGGATCCAAGGAAACATTTGTAGGTTTAGATCGTTGATCTTCTGAGGTGTATCTTCTGTACCTTCCTCAAACAACATCTCAGCAGTTGCTTCGATAGTAATCTGATAGGGGTTTGTCAACATATACCCCAAAGGTGCATAAGAGTTCTGGTCAGGATATGCTTCCTGAACATCAGCGATCACGTCCTCGCCGTTTACCATTCTTACGATTTTTACGGTCATAGGATTTTTCAGTTAGTTGTTGATAAACATTGCGAACAAGGTCACCAAAAGCACGACGCTGCTGGATGTTTTTTTCATCAGCAAGTGTACGTGCATAGTATAGCACCTCATCGACAAATTCGGTAGGAATGTCAAGCGTTACACTTTCATATTCCTCACACGACTTGGGCGTACAATTTACATAGTGGTTCATTTTCACCTCCAAACAAAAAGAGACCCCCGTCAGGGTGGTCTCTTTAGTTGCACACTATATATCAGTAATCGTTACTGATGAAACTTTCACAAGTGTCTGGGTTCTTCTTACACCAGTTTCTGACATAAGAATCTGCATCAACTTCCATAGTGTAGTGAGCGTGATTGTGCAAGAGTCCTATCACGATCAAAGTTCCCACTAGCAATCCATTAAACAGGGTCACTGGGTGGGTCACCACCCTCATTAGTAATTTCATAGACCTTCAGTTTCTGGTGATCAGGAATGATCTTCCGTAATTCTACCACCAACAAACCATTTGTGAAGGTAACTGTGCCAATTTCAACATCATCACTCAGATTGAATCCTCTAGCGAAGGTACGAGTGGAAACGCCGCGATGGAGATACTCCTCCTCACTCTTGTTCTTCGCTGCCTTGGACTTGATGAGCAGGACGTTGCTCTCAGTGCTCACTTCAATGTCGTCCTTATCCCATCCAGCAAGTGCTAGTTCGATCCTCCATTTAACCTCAGATTCCTTGATGATGTTATAGGGAGGATACTGTCCGCCTGGTGATCCTACTCCGTAGGAATGCAAGCGATAAAATAGGTCATCAAAACCTACAGAATATCTTTTTGACGCATCAAAAATTGCGTCGATGTCTTTCGACGTAAACTTAGTAATGTCCATAGCTCCTTATTAAGCGAGTGGTTTTTTTGTTGTCCCCGAAGGCGACGAGTTATTTATTGATATACCTTCAGTCTCAGAGTTCGGAGTTCCGTACGATACATTTTCGGTTTTCCGCAAGCATTTCTTTTAGCTAAATAGGCTTAGAAACAACTTTATTCAACGGGTTAATGAAAAAAGCATTATTAGCTTTTGGAATGATTTTGATGGCAACACCCGCGTATGCTGGTGGTCTTGTTACTAAGCACTCAGCAAGTGTTCAACTGACTGTTGACGCTGCACGTGCTACTGCCACAAGAATTGGTAGTTCGTTCAGTATCTCAGGTTCAAATATTGATACTACGGACGGGTCAACTGCTGGCACTGTGAGTGCAGGAACAATCACCTCAGGTGTATACAATCCTGGCACAATCGCTGCAACACAGGATACTGCTGGATCAGCATTCAGTTTTACTCAATCTTATACACAGGCTGACGCTGTACCCACAAGTGCTACAACTTTGGGTGCTAATCCAAACTTCGGTTCACTTACGACTTATGCGGCAGGCACAAAAGACACCCTGGCAGGTACTGTAACCAGTGCTGGTGTTCTTACCGTCACGGCTGGTGGAGCTGGTACAAGTGCTACAGGTCAGTACGTGAGCGAGATCACCGTCATTGACTGATGACTTCTG